TTTTGCTTTGGATGCTTCTGTTTGATATGCTTGTTTGAAACTTTCGTATTGTGCTCTAAGTGAGTTTGATAATTCTTCTTCAGACAATTCACCTTCGCCGATAGCCATTGGGTTATCACCGCCAGCCGCTTTAACATAAGCACCTTTGGCTTTGTGTAAATCGTCGCCGCTTGGTAAAACTGCGTTGATGCCTTTTACAGATGTATTAGGTTCATTAGCATATGTTTCTTCTGCTTTATCGCAATTCTCACAGTCGCAATCTGCACCGCAGTTGCCGCCACAAGAACAATTGTCATCACAGCCACAGCCTTCTTGCTCTGCTGGGTTAATCATTTGATCATCTACAGGTTTTGGTTCAATACCTGCTAGTTTTAAAATTTGCATTAACACGCTCGCTTCTTGAGGAGTGTCTGCTGACATCTGAATTGCTTCTTTCATAGTTTCTTTTTTCATTTCTTTATCCTTTGCCGCTTTTGTCATTGGTTCTGTTTTATTACCGTCTTTGTCTAGATCTAAAAAATCTGGTTTTGCTTCTTGTACAGACTCTTGACTCATACCTAATTCTTTTTCTAACTTTTCAATTTCGTCTTCAGTCTCATTTGGGTTACCAGCATAAGCACCTGCCATTTGAGCATTGTATTTTGCTTTTAAATCTTTTAATTTTGCTAACAGTCTTGCTCTTTCTTGTTTCTTAGTGTCAATTTCTTTGAAGGCACCTTCCTGAGTTGTTTGAGTCATCTCAGCACCTTTGATTGCATCTGAAATATCCAACGTTGGATTGCTTTCTTGAATTTTTTGTAAAGTTGATAGAATGTCAATCATTTCCATAAATTATTTTCCTTTTGCTGGATGTGGGTTGCCTTTGACCGGTCCTTTGTGTGCCGCTTGTACTGGAGAAGCAGAACCTTTTTCTTCTTTAGGTTGACTGTCTTGAGTTTTGTTATCAGAACCTTTTTCGATTTCGTATTTTTCTTGTTTAGATTTTAATAATTCTTTTAATAGACTTTGAATGGCTTTGTCACCATACACTTCGTCTGCTTTTACTTTTGGTGCGTCTTTGTATTCAATGTCTTGTAATTTTGCTTTGAATTCTGATTTAGGCTTTTCATTCATTTCGTTCTGATATTCTTCTGTAGGCTCGCCCGGTTTTCTTATAACGATTTGATTCACTGGTATATTCATGTAATCAGATAGATAATGACGCATTTCAAAAACAGATGCTGGATAGTTAGTTACAGCATCAAAAATTGTGACAGCAGTGTTTTTTAAACCTGGGAAATCTAATGGAGTTTCTTGGATTGGTTTTTTCTTGCCTTTAGAAAGATCCTTAACATCGTATTTTTTCAACGCTGTTTCCATTCTCGCACCAAAATCGTCAGATATATCACCAGCAACTTTAATTTTATACTGGTACTCTTTAGTGCTTTCTGTTAGATATTGCTTAAAATTAGTCATATACAGCATTATTTAGTCTTTTTTCATCAGTTTCTTCATTAACTCATTACGATCGCTAATGATAGTGCCTTCACTTTCTATAGGACTACCTGTGTCGTCCACACCGTCTTTGTCTAATTTTAACTTCTTAAGTTGCAGTTCGACCATCTTTAATTTATTCGAAATCTTGTTGTTTTTAGCATCTATAGCATTACGCAACATGGTAGAAGCCACTTCAAATATACGTCCGGAATAGCGTGAGTCTACATTCATACCTAGATCCATTAGATTTTTATAGGATTCTTCTGCTTCCACAGCCAGTTTATCCAATTCTAAATCACTCAGTTCTCCTAGCCCTTTAACCTGTGGCAATGCGGCCGCAATCTTGTCAAATTCTGCATAGGTTTTTTCCAATGCTTTGGCAGTTTTAGGATCTACATTTTTAGGGATATGTCTATCACTGTCTTTGTCTTCTCGTGCTTTTTCTTTGGCATCCACTTTTTTAAATGCATCTTTGACATTTGGTAAATTGAGTATGTCTTCTAGTTTCTTAGTCATCTAGGTATTTACTTGCGTTTACCTTGGTGGAATAATTGTTCTTCACTGAGCACTCTGAATGTGATTCTATTCTGTCGAGCATATGCATTTGCGGCTTCCCATTTGGCGTGATTGATAACCACCTGTGTTTTCTTAGCAATACTTTTACCAGCATCACGCATATTGGTTTGATTCATTGGTTTGACTTCAACCAGTTCAGCGTGTTTGCGTCCATCTTTGTCCACATACACAATAAAAAAATCTGGCACATAGATGGTGTACTTGCCTGTGATAGGATGACGATAAGGAATTTTAATTGATTCTGATGCCCACTGATACACGTTTGGATGTTCATCGCACAGTCGCATAAAAGAGTGTTCCCAACTGCTTCTATAGGTAGGAGTTTTTAATCCCACATATTTGGCGGGGTTCTTCATGACAAATTTGCCGTGTGCGAATTTCATTATGCTCTAATATTTCTAGAGACTAGATCTTTAGTTTGTCTGTCGTTTTTTACACCTAATCTACTAGATTTATATCTGTTAGAATTTAGTATCACTGTGAGTAAATCGTTAAGTTGTGCCAACTCTGCTTTTTTTAAGATGTCTAATATTTGTGTCACAGGCACACCATCTATTTTGGCCTGTTGTAATATCACATAAGCAATTTCTTCAGCAGGTTGTCGGTCAAAATTTCTTTTTACAAAAAATCCTACTGTGGCATCATAGTCATTGGCATTAAATTCAAAAGGTTCTGTGTATTGAGTCTGAGTAAGATCATTGATAGTTTTTTGTAAATTGTCTTTGTCTTTTTGAGGAAGATTTGTATAAAAGTTAGCCATATTATAACGATGCCTTTTCTGCATTTAAGTTCACTTGGTTGTTGGCTCTATTGATATAGAGATAACCATCACTCACTAATTTAGTTGTGTCAGTTAATGCTCTGCTTCTATAAACATTTTTAACGGCATCAGGAGATGCTGTGTATTCAATTTCACTTTCATTAATACTAAGTCCTTTTCTTGATCCCACTGCTTTGTAATAGATGCTGGCCGCAACTCTGTCTTTAGCGGTAGCATTGTTTTGAACAAGGTTAAATGATTCTGTGGGTGATAGATATGTTTGTGTGTCTATTACAGGATTAGAAATAATTCTATTGTTTGTGGTTGTTTCATTTAATTTGTTTGTTGCCGCCGCTGATGCAATTGCGGCAGTAGCAACTGCGGCACCCATAAAATAATTTCCTACAGGCGCAGTTGTAATTGTACCTGCTTGTTTACCAATTTCTACCACACCTTCTTTTACTATGCCTTTTAATTCTTCTTTTACAGCATCTTTGGCTTTGATCTTTTTAGCATTGTTGTAGGTATTGATTGCACCAACCACAGCACCAAAGACATTGCCTTCTTCGTAGTTTTTTATTACAGATCCTATGCCGTCAATAACTCCGCCCGGTCCAAAAATGCTCGTAGTTCCTTTTCCTAATACTGATAATGGTGATGGTTCTAAGTCATAATGTAATGTAGCAAAACTTTTTATATCGTTTTTATTAACTACACCAGCACCATATAGCACTGTTTCATAAAATACTTGCATGGTGTTGGTCATTAATCCTTGACCGTCTGTTTGATCTAATGTGTCGTGGCTGAACGAACCAATTACTGGATTAACCAATGTGAAACTTGTGAATCTTTTTTTGTGTAAAGCAAATATTTGAATAGATTTTAATAATGGTTCTTTTCTTCGTGTAGCATTGTCCATACCAAATTGGCTGGCAATCTTTATGTCTTTATACATATCATCTTTTGTGAATCCATTTGGTCCTCCCACATTGGCCACTGTTAAAGAGTCTGCAATATGATACTCATAATAAGATTTCCAAAAAGCATTCACAGTGTCTGCTTGGTCGTCGTGAAATGTTATAGATACAGGACTGTATTTTATTCTTGTGCCTATATAAACTTTTTTATTGTACTGTAATTTTTCTTCCAAACTCATATCATATTTTGGCAACTCGCAAGTCTTAACGAGCATATTGAGTTCTAACTGTTCGTTGTTTGTAAATCTTCTTGCTGGAATAGTGTTGTCAATATCAAATACAACGTGAAATAAAAACTTTTGTTTGGGAGCAAGTTTGTGATTGTCATCTAGATATAATCTACTTGCGTGTCTGTAGTCTTTCATCCCCGGAAGACCGTTTGAGAAACCTGATAAAAAATTATTAATACTTGGCATAGTGTTATTTATAGCCACAAAAAAAGCGTCTTATAATGACGCTTCTTTTGTTTTAAATGCTATTTAAAATTATATACCACCACCTGTGCTCAATGAGCCGATAGTTCTTGTTAATTGTGAGCCAATTCCAGTGCCTTGTGGAGTTTGAACTGCGTTGTCATATCTGATTGATAATGTGATTGTAACCGGATCGCTTGTGCCGTATGCCAATGTGTTGTAGTTCACTGATTGTACAAATGAGCCATAAAGTTCCCAAGTTTCTAATACGCCTGGTGCTGTTGCTCCATTTCCACCGTCAAGCATTTCGATTCTTGTGGTGAATTTGTAGTCAATGCCTGAAGCCGCTGAAGCCTGTTCAAAGAAGTCAAACTGTTTCTGAACTTGTTCACCAACCAATTTAGACACTGAGTTGTTAACATCATCTCTAAGATTAAGTGTGATCGCCTCCCAAGTGTGTTTACCAGCAAGTCTAACTCTTGAGTTGTAAACATCTAGTGTTACTTCATCAAATGTTAAATTTGGTCTTGTAACGTCAACTACTTGTTTAGTTAATTCTGATCTTGGTGTAGATACACCGAAGTTTTCAAGAACCACTCTAAATCTATACTGTAGTTTTGGCATCAACAAACCTTGTGATGCTGAACTTTGATCGTTTGCTAAAGGTACTGTAAATTTACTTAATGTTGATATTGCCATGTGTTATGCTCCTAGTTTCGCTATTTCGCCTGTGTTTTTAATTCTCAAAGGTATGTAGATAAATTCCACAGATTTCACAGGTTCAATCGCTATGTCTACATACAGTTCATTTCTATCGATTCTAACCGCAGTGTTGTTTGTTTCATCACACACTACTAAGAAGTCATACAATCCTCTTTGTCCAACTAGTTCTAATAAGAAACTGTCAATTGCTCCTTTGATTTCATTTCGAGTTAACTGATCGTTTGGCTCAAATATAAAAGGTTTAGCAATTTTGTCTAGTTGTGTTCTTAGATATACTGTTAATCTTGCCACGTTAATTCTGTCCAGTGCTGAACTGCCTGTTGCTTTGGTTAAGTTACCAAAGTTAACAATACCAGTGCCTGAGAAGAATGTAAGTGGGTTAACTTTAACTTCGTGCATACTGTCTCTCACAGATTCACTCAATGAAACTGTTTGGAATTCACCACTTGCAGAGTCAATATATCCAACTGCTGTTGCGTTGTCTACTAATCCTCTTCTTGTACCTGCTGGAGCAAACCAAGGGTATCCAACGTTGTCATTATTTGCCAATGTTCTTAGCATCATATGACTTGCTGGAATCACAACTGATGTTCCTGTATTATCTGTAGTTTTTCCTGATGGATAAAACACTCCTAAGTATTCGCTTGAAGTTACCAATCCGTTTTCGCCGTTGTCGTCTGCACCGGTTGTGTTGTTAGCCCAGTTAGTGATTGCAGTTGCTGAACTAGCCAATCTCATTGGTGTATCACCTACCACAAACGCTGTGTAATTTCTATCAGCATTTAGGTTAACCATTTCTGAGATTGTTTCAGTGTAACCTGGACAAGCAATTATGTTAAATCCTCTTTGATCTTCTCTAATCGCTTGGTTTGTGTTAATTTCTGCTTTTAGTTGAGCAACAATTACTTTTCTCACTGCTTTTCTACCAAATGTGCCTGAGCCATTTGCGTTGTTTGCAGATTTTGTTACCCATCTGTCTGAGAAGTATGCCGCAACTGATTCATTAGAATATCTAATGTTACCTTTGCCTGAACTTCCAGAACCTGGATAAGTTGTTGTGTTAATGTGGTCTGCTTTGTATTCTTTCACATTGTAACC